TGAGCATCATCTTGCCCTGCATGGTACGCATGGCTTGGGCGAGTTGTTCGTACTCGCTCCAATCAAAGCCTAAGCCGTAGTCGGCGATTTGCCAGTAGGGTGGGTCGGCATAGAAGAAGGTGTGCGCTCGGTCGTAGCGTTTCAGGCAGCTTTGCCATGTTTCGTTTTCTACGAATACGCCGCCGAGCCGCTCTTGCGCGGCTTGCAGCTTTTGGGCGACGGTGGTGGCATTCCATGCTTTGCCTGTTGTTTCCGTGCCGAAAGTTTGCCCTGTAACTTTTGCGCCGAAGGCGTTGTGTTGCAAATAAAAGAAGCGGGCGGCGCGTTGGATGTCGGTTAGGGTTGCGGGCGGCTGGGCTTGCAGCTGCACAAAGGTTTGGCGGCTGCTGAACAGCCATGCAAACTGGCGCACGAACTCGTCAAAATGGTGCTGCACTACGCGGTAGAGATTAACCAAGTCGCCGTTGATGTCGTTTAACACTTCGCAGCGGGCGGGGGTGTCGCGCAGGAAAAACAGGGCTGCGCCGCCTGCGAACAGCTCTACATAACAGCCATGCTCGGGAAATAGTGGCAGCAGGTGTTTGGCTAGACGGCGTTTGCCGCCCATCCACGGAATGATGGGCGTGGTTTTAGCGTCTGTCTGTCTATCTATCTGTAAAAATTGTTGCACCTTGTTTGTCCTTGTCAAACTGTTTTTCTGGTTTTTGTTGCATTTACTGCCTCTTGATTGAGTTACTTTTCCTGATGTCAGGATTTTTCTATTTTCGGCGCACGCCGCCTATGTTTCTTATCCAGCCTGCAAGGCAATGAGCAAGGCGATTTGGGCTAAACTTTTCAGGCTGCCCTAATTCTAATGCCTTGGCACACCACTCGCTGCAAAACCACCTTTGCCGTGCTTGCCGAATCGGCAGCACCAAGCCTAATGCACCGCAGTAATCGTATTTCGCGCCGCGCGTAGCTTGAAACAACGCCCACACCTTGTCATACGCATCCACATCACGAATGGGGATTAAATCCCATTTGTCATCGGGCAGCCGCATGGTTTTGCTACGCACGCCGCCGTCGCGCAGGCTGGCGGAATAGCAGTGGTAGTCGTCGGCAAAGCTGTGTTTGACGGCGATTTCGCAATGGCTGTACTGCCCATTCGTTGCCCATCGCACCGCCCAATCCATCAAGCGTTGCCACAGCTCGCGTGGGGTTTTGCCGCGTTTGCGCCCTTTATACAAAGCCAAATAAACCTGTGCCATGGTTTATCCTCCCATTTCAGGCAGCCTGAAAGCAATCTCAATCGCTGCCAAATCATCCAATGTTTTTGCTCGCTCAATCTGCACTTGCAACGCTTGCCGCTGCCCTGCCACGCCTGCTGCCAACGCTTCATACTGTTGCGTTTTGCGCAGCGCGGCGCGAATCAGCATAATGCGGTCAATATTGCGGTGGTGGGCGATGCTGTCCAAGATGGGGGTGGGTGCGTTGTCGTCGTCTGCCCATGCTCGCGCTTCCGCGCCTTGCATTGCCCATGTCTCTTGTTCAAACGCGGGGACAATATCCGTTTTGGCATGCTTATCCACAAAGGCTTGCGCGGCGTTCGCCAGCTCGGTCAGTTTTGCCGCTTGGGCAGCCTGAAACTGCGCTTGCTCGGTGGCTTTTTGCTTGGCGCGATTAAGCTGCCATGTTTGTTTTTCCGCGTTCCATTCGTGCAGCTCGGAAGGTGGCGCGATGGTGGTCAGATGCGCGGGCAGTTCGCCCACGGTTTCCACCGTTTCAGGCTGCCCATTGTCGGTGCGGTAGGCGGTTTTGCCGCGATGGTCGGGCAGGTATGCCCATGTTTTACTTTCAGGCTGCCATTTTGCCGCTAAATTGGGCTTCACTTCGGGCGGCTCGGTATCAATGCAACCAGCGGGGATTAGCCAGTTTTCAGGCTGCATGGGGTCGGCATCGGCTACGGTTTGGCAAACATAAAAGCCCTCTGCGTCTAGTTGGCACACGGGTTTGGTTTGGGGTAAATCGCTCATCGTTTCGTCCTTTTACATGATTAGATTTTGATGCACGCCAGTAGCGCGATATTGCGCGGGCGGTTCTCATTGGCGGTCGGCACCACGCGCGAAGCGTCAAAATCCAATTGCGCCTGAATGCCGAAGTTCTGCCAGTTGTTCTCCCACACGATGCCTCGCGTGGCTTTGTTGCTGATGCCGAGCACGCCGTTGGGTCGGATGTCGTCTTGGGTATAAGTCGCCGCATTGCCCGCAATGTTGCGGATGGCATCGCTCTGCCAAGTCCCCAGCCCGCGCCCGCTGTCTACCCCGCGCCCATCGTCCCAAAAGCGCGGAAACTCGCCGCGTAAATCGGGTAGGTTAAAGGTTGAATAACCATCGCCCGCACCAAAGCGTGTGCCAATCGCGGCAAACAAGTTGGCATACAGCGTGCGCGATACCGCCGCGCCGTTGGCTTTTAGCCAGCCTGCGGGGGCGTAATCCATCGCAAATAGCCCAATTTGCCCGCTGGGGCAAAAGCTGTTAGCCGTATAGCCAGTGAGTAGCGTGTTGAGTTGGGCAAGTGCATCGTTCAACGCCTTGCCCTGCGCGGCAGACAGCGCGGCATCGGTCGCTGTGCTGTTGAGCGTGTTAATCAGCTTCACCACCCCCGCTAGCGTGGCGGTGGCTTGGGCGAGTTCATGCGTATGCCCTATCGTGCCGTTGCCCGCCCAATTGGCGGTGCTGCCTGAAAGGGTGGACGGCGTAGCCAGCGTGATGCGGCGGTCGGCAGACAAGTCACCGCCGCCTGTCAGTCCTGCGCCTGCGCTGATGATGCGGTTGCGCAGGCTTTGTTGGGCGGCTTCCAATTCTTGTTTCAAATAGACGGTGCGGTTGGCAAGCTGGCGCGTGGGTTTGTTGTCTATGCCGTTTTCGCCGCCTAATACAGGGTCGGTGGTTTCCCATTGGTAGATGCCTTCTTCCCAATAGGCGGTTTCTTTCAGGTTTGCCATGATGTTTTCCTTGATGATTGGGGGGTATTTGCGTTTTCAGGCTGCCTATGCCGTGCCACGGTTAAACGCGCCATCACGCATCGCCTGCCCGTTGTGGCGCAGGCTGGCGGTTTGGTAGTCCAGCGCGGCGAGTATGCAGCGGGCGGGAGCAAAGGCAGCCAGCGTGCGGCGCAGCAGCGCGGCTTGGTCGTTGGTAATCGGCGCGTTCATAATGATGCGGTAGTGCGCCCAGCGGTCGCTGTGCCCGTGGCTGTACCGCCCGTCGCGCCTGATTTCGCCGTTGTGGGTTTTGTTGCCCATGCGCTCAATCAGCTCCACCTGCCCGAAGCCCAGCCGCCGCACGATTTCGCGGATTGCCCACGGTGTGCCTTTTTTGCGGTGCAGCTCATATGCGCCTTTAATCAAACGGCGGCGTGCGCTGTCGCTTTCAGCCAACCAGTAGCCGTCTTCGTTCAAGATGCTGCGGCTTTCTGCCAGCAAAATCAGATGCTCGGGGGCGAGCAAATCCACCAAGCGCGGCATCAGCTTGGGCGTGTCCAGCAGCGACAGCCGCAAGCCTAAATCGGCAAGGATTTTGTAGCGCTGGTCGCGCTCAATAATTTGGGCGTAGCTCAATTTCATGGCTAACCGTCCTGCTGCTCGGGCAGCACGCGCAGATTGAGTGCAGTGCAGCGCGCCCATTGGTTGGGCGCAACGATGGTATGGGCGGGCGAATGCAGGATGACGTTGTACACGCCCGCTACTTTCAGGCAGCCTGAAATATCCAGCGGCACAATGTCGCGCCCGAGCTTCTGCCGCCGCTCGGCTTCAAATGCTGCCCATGCGGCTTCGGCGGCGGCTTTGGTTTCGGCGGCGTTTGCGCCTGTAAACAGCACCAAATCGGCGTTTACGGTGTAGTCCACCACTTTGGGCGCGTAAACCAGCACCGTGTCGCACAACGGGCGTTTGGTTTCGCCCGACAATTCGCGCTGCACTTGGCTAATCAGCTCGGCGGTCGGCGCACCTGTTTTGGTTAAAACGGTTACCGCCACCGTGCCGCCAATCGGGTTGCCCGATGTATCCACCGCGTTCGCCACATGAACATCGCAAATCGCAGGCGACACCGCCCGCGCCCAGTATTGATACGCGCCCACGCTGCCTGCGACGCTGAAACTTTCAGGCGCAAGCAGCACCCGTTCGCGGTAGGCTTCGTCGCTTTCCACTTCCGCGCCGCCCGTGGGCACGCTGATGTTTGCTGCGCTGATTTGCGCCGCGCCCGCCAGCGGGGTTTGCAGCGCATTGATTTGCCCGACCGACCAGCCATTGCCGCGCTCGCCCATCGTTGTGCATTGCGCCAGCAGCGCGGTTTCAGGCTGCCCTGCGGTCAGCTGCCCCTGTTCAATGGTGGCAAACAGCACATCGCCCGCGCCAACCAGCGTGCCGACGGGGATATTGACCTCGCTGGTAAAATCGGCAGCGACAAAACGGATGGTGCAGCGCGCGGCGGATGCGGCAAGGCGCTGCGTGTTGACATCATCGCCGCACAAATCCAGCATCAGCCCCGTGGCAAAGCGTGGGTGTTGCTGGCGGAAGCTCTCGTTAACCTGCGCGCGCAGCAGGGTTTCGCGGTAGGCAAAAGTGTTAATTAGCAGCCGTTCAATATGGGCGGGCTGCAAGGTTTTGCCCGTGCGCTGCTCGTAATCGGCAATCATCTCGGCGAGCACCGTGTCGGGGCTGTCGTCCACAATCTTTACGGCTTCGCGGCTTAATTCGGTAACGCTCATGGGGTCAATCCTGCGGCTAATCCTGTGGTGTAAACGGGGCTGGGCGACAATGCGCCATTCAATCCAGCGGCGATGCGCCATTGCACCCGCATTTGAATGTGCGGTGCGCTGCCGCTAAACAACACGCGTTCCACCACCGCCCGCTTCTCCCAAGTTTGAATCGCCAGCACAATTTCGCGCACCGCGTTGGGGCGGAACACGTCTTCGGGGGTGTCCAAATAATCAAAATGGTTGGAGCCGAAATCGGGGCGCAGCACATCGCTGCCCTTGCGCGTGGACAAAATATGGCGGATGCACAAATCAATGTCGTCCGCGCCCTGCGTGATGCCCGCGTCGTTGGGGGCGAGTTGCCAATGTTGGGAACGTGGGGTGGGGGTAGTCATGCGGGGAATGATAGGGTTTCAGGCTGGCTGAAACTTTTAATGCGGATTAAAAAACGCCGCGCAAAGTGCCTGATGTCAGGAACTTGCGCGGCGTTGTTTGGAATGGAATGTATTGGTATCGGCTGTTTTGTGAATTGGAATAGATGGGGCGGTTTTTCTTTACCGCTCCTTCACCTTCGCCCCCGTAATCTCCCCACCCGCATCAATGCTGCCCGTAGTTTTCAGGCTGCCGTTAATCACCGCCGCAGCGCCCGCACCGCCGCTGCCTGTCATACCGCCTTGGTAGGTCAAACTGCCCTGCACCAGCAAATTGCCTGTGGTCGTGGTATTGGGCGCGTCAATGGTAACCTCGCCCGCCTGCACCAACACTTTGCCACTGGTTTTAACCAGCACATTGCCCGTGCTGCGGTCGTGCTCAATGCGCGTGCCGTTGCTGTACTGCAAAACGTGCAAATCAGCATTGCTGGCGGGCGCGGGGTCGGCGTCGTTGTAGATTGCGCCCAGCACTGCGCCGCTTTCGCCCTGCGCGTCCAGCAGGCACACCACTAATTCGCCCACATCGGGCAGGCTGTAAAACTGATTGCCACCCGCCGCCAGCGTGAGCATCGGCAGCCAGTCGGTTTGCAGGTTTTCCAGCGCGGGCAGGGTAACGCGCAGCGCGTGTTTACTGGCATCTACGGCGGCAACCGTGCCAAATTGCAAAGTGGCGGCAAAATTATGGGTGGGCTGGGGGCGCATCGTTTTCACTTTCTTCTGCAATGTATTCAACCATTTTGATTTCTAACTCTGTGATATAGCCGCGCGATTGGCTGTAATCGTGCCGCGCCTGTTTGACCAAATATCTGCCGCTGAATTTGCCGATGCGCTGCAATTCAATCACCTGTCCCGCCACCAACAGCGCATTGCCAAACAGCGTGATATTGCCCGCGCAGCGTTCCTCTTGCGCGTCTTGCAGCGCGGCATCGGCGCGGGCGTTGGTTTCGGCTTGGCTCTCGCCCTTGCTCTGCGTGATTTTGAGCGTGTCGGCGGATGTTTTGCGGCGAGCTTTGGGGCGCAGCGGTTTGGTTTTGCGCTCGGCACGGATGGCGCGTTTCTTTTTTGCGTCATAACCTGTAATCACAGCCTTGTCGGGCGCGCCTTTAATCAGGTCGCGGATGCGGATGGAGAGCAGGTTTTCAGGCTGCATCACCAGCACCGCTTCCTGCTGCGAGAGCGCATCGTTGCGGGTAAACACCAGTTTTTTGTCCACAATCTTAAACGTATGCCCATACTGCCGCGCCAAGCGGGTGAGAAATTCCACGTCGCGCTCTTGGTATTGCGTGATGCGCTGGATTTTGATGGGCTTGATGCTGCCTGAAACGGTGAGCTTCAGCCGCGCGGCGATGATTTTGACAATATCCGAGAGCATCATGTTTTCGTAGGCTTTGGGCTGCAAGGTGCGGTTGGCGTGGCTGATGCCTGTGGACAAGGCTTTGAGCGATACCACATCGCCGCCCTGCATATTGCGCTGCCACTCAATCTCCGCCAGCTCAAAGCTGCCCCAGTTGATTAAGCCTGTAAACTGGTCACCGCAGCCGATGCTTAATTTGTCGCCCTGCTCGGGGAACCATGTGCGCAGCCAGCGTCCATCCACATCTTCAAAATGCAGCTGCAGCTCATCGGACTGCTCGCCCAAATAATCAGTGTAGCTAAACGACAGCAAATACGGCTCTACGCTGGCGGTGATGTCTTTTTGCTCGTAGGTCAGCACAAAATTGGGGCGGGTAACAGGGTGCGATGTGGGCGGCGGCGCGGGCAAAGGTTTTTTCAGGCTGCCTGAAAGATGGTCTAATAGACTGTCTAACATGGTGTGCGCTCCAATCTGTTAATTTTCAAACCACGGCGGCAGCAAATCCTGCCGCTGCGTTTCGCTCTGTCGCACCACAGGCACAAACACGGTTAGCCCGCTGGCAAACTGCTCGGCAAGCGGCAGATGCGGGTTGGCGGTAATCAGGCGGTTAATCGCCAGCGCGTTGCCGTAATGCTTGTGGGCGATGGTGTCCCAGCGGTCGCCGTCCTGCGTGGTGTAAACCAAAATGCCGTTGATGCTCATGCGCCATCTCTCCTTGCCGCCACAAATGCGGTCAGCGTTTGCACCGCCGCCGCGCCGTTGCCCAAACTTTCCGCCGCCGCATCCAGCGCGGCAACGCCTGCGCCAAACCAGCCGCCCACGCTGCCGCTCTCTATCCCCGCGCGAAATTCGCCCACCGCGCTGCCCATCTGCTGCGCCGCCTGCGCCGCTTGGGCGGCAAACTGCGCCGCGCCCGCCAAATCGCCAAAGCTCTGCACGATTTCAGGCAGCCCGTTTAAATGGTCAAGCGCGCCGCCCGCCACGCCCAGCACATCGCCCACCAAATTCAGCACGCCTGCGGGGTCGTTTTTAATCTCCCGCGCCGTCTGAATCAGGTTTTGCATCGCGCCGATGTCGTTTTCCACCGCGTGGTAGATTTTGACCGCCGTGCCGATTTTTTCTGCTATTGGGTTGAGCGCGGTTTGCACGCTTTCAGGCAGCATCGCCAGCAGCGGGTTTTGCTCGCCCTGCACCACCGCAGGCGCAGGCAGCGGGTTGTTTGGATCGCCAACAAATTCTTTCAGTTCTACATCTATTTCCCGCGCGGCGGTGCGCCCGTTTTTATCCATTTGCAAGGTGCGTGCCGATAGCCGCTCAATCACAAACCAACCGACAAACCGCCCCGAGCCATACACCAAACTCACCGCCTGCTGAGCCTCTTTGGCGGCAATTAGCCCGTGATACGCCGCATCCACATCGCCCAGCTTCCAATGCAGTTTTAGGCTAAACTGCAGCTCGGTCAGCGCGTTGCCCATCGCCTGCAAGCGCGCCCGCCCCGCCAACACATCATGCTGGGCGAATTGCGCCGCGTGGGTTTCCTCCAAGCTGGCAAAGCTGCCCAGCAGCTCAAACGTTACATCACCCAGTTGTGCAAACATCAATACGCTCTCCGCTCGCGCTCCGCCATCATGCGGCGGAACAATTGTTCAAACTCGCGCAGCCCCATTTGCAACGCCGTTTCAATTTCCTGCCGATTGCCGCTGGGGGCGTTAATCGTCGGGGCAAAATGCACCACCACGCTGCCGCTGTTTGCGCCCTGCTGCTGCGCCTGCTGCTCACTGCGCGCTTGGCGCAAGCCGTCCGCGCCTGCCGACAAACGTGCCGACAAATCGCTGCGAAAGCCGCCCATGCGCTCGGCAAAACGGTTTTTCAGGCTGCCCGCCAACTGCGCCACACGGCTCACAGGCAGCGGCGCGCCTTGGTTTACGCCAATCGCCAATCCCTGCGTGATATAGCCGCCGAACGCACGGAACACACGGCTGGGGGAATGGATGTCCATCACGCTGGCAAAGGCGTTTTTAGCCCGCTGCGCCAAGTTCTGAATCGCCGCCATCACGCGCCCTGCGGCAGCCTGAATGCCGTTGACCAAGCCGTCAATCAGCATACCGCCGAAGCCTGTAAACTGCGCGGGCAGGGTAACGCCAAACCAGCTCATCACAGCGGCAAACGCCTGATAAAACACGCCCAGCGGCGACCAGTTGGCAATCAATGCCAAGATGCCCGACAAGCCGCCGTTAAACGCGCTTTGCACGTTTGCCCACGCGTTGGCAAAAAAGCCTGTAATCGCATTTGCCACCGTACCCACTACATTGCACAAATCCTGCCACAGCAATTTCGCCCCACCGACCACGCCGTCCCAGCGCGTGTAGAGTAGATAAGCGGCGGTTGCCATCAATGTAAGCGCAATACCAATTGGGGTCATCAATAAAAAACGCCCTAGTGCCATAAAAGCATTGGCGATTGCGGGCAAAAAACCAATTACAACGCGCCCAACCTGCATAAACACGCCCCATGCCCGTGTGATTAAATTCAGTGAACCCAAAATCAGCTTACCGCCCAAGCTAGCAAAACCCCGTATTAAAATCGGCACATAGCCCGTCAGCGCCGTAAAGCCGCGCAGCACCCAGCCCAAGCCCGAGCCGAGCAGGCGCAGGCTGCCTGAAAAAAACCGAGCAACCCCAGCTGCGCTACGCGCTGAAAACCCCACCAATCGCAAAGCCGTAACCAAAGCGCGCGAGCCGCCCAGCATAATCAACTGCGCCATGCGCCACACCGCAGCTACTTTGTTCACGCCCACCACCATAGCGCGAAGCGGCATCAAAGCCATGCTGATGCCATAAGACAATGCCAACGCCCCCATTTTGGCGGCAAAAAACCCACCTAATACACCCAATACGCTTTTAATCAAGCCTTTATTTTGAGCCAGCCAAGGCTGCAAAGTATTTTCCAAAAAGCGGTTGGCAACGGCAGCAAAGGCTTTAATATCATCGGCAAATATGCTGCCAAACGTGGCGGCAGTTGCTTCTGCCACGCCGCCCAAACTTTCCAATGCCGCACTCAATGTGGCAGTTTTCAGCTTGATACGTGCCTGCATATCCGCCTGCTGCTGCATCAATTCTATATTTGCTTGTATGCCCGCTCGCCCTTTAAGTGCAATTGCCATAGCGGCACGGCTGGCTTGCGTACCAAAAAACTCATCTGCCACAATGCTGGCTTTTTCCTCGCCCAGCTTTTCTTTGATGATATTGAGCTTTTCTATTTCGCCTATCATCGCATCCAAGCCTTTGAACTTGCCATTTTTATCAAAAAACTCAAACGATACGCCCGCTTCTTTCATATACATTTTGGCTTCTTTTTTCATGCCCTTTTTGGCTTGCTCTATGGCTTTCGGTCCTTGCGCCAGTTGGGTGAGCATCATGGAAAAATTCGTACCAAACTGGCTGCCCTCCAAACCAATCTGCGCCCCTGCACCTTCAATCGCCAACAGTTTTTTATAGTTTTCCAAGCCTGTTAAATTCAAAATTCGCGCATTTGCCGAGCTGTATTTCATGCTTTCAAACATATCTTCCTTTTTTAAACCAAAAGCAAAATATGCGCGTTGGGTCAAATCTGCCGCCTGACTGAACTCGCTTTCTTTCAAGCCGCGTGCTTCAATCATCTTGGCAAAAAATTCACCGCCGCCTTGCTGATCCATATTCATCAACACATTTAGCTCTGCCGATGTTCGCAAACCGCCGTTTGCCAGCATTTGGTCGGAGATGCCTTGCGATTTCAATGCCTTTGCCAAGTTGTAAAACTCTGTTGTCGTACCGGGCAACTGCGCCCCCAGTTCAGCAGCACCTTTACGAACTTCCTCAAATAAGCCAAAGCCCCCATCTTTGTTCATCATGGTAATTTTTAGCTCGGTTTCCGCATCTTCCTGTCTCGTAAATGTGCGAACTGCCGCTGCAACAGGTGCACCCAGCACCATAGCATGACCTGCGGTTTCGCCCATTTGACTGCGTAACTCGCGGCGGTGCAACCGCGCTGCATCTTGCCGCGCAATCGCATTATTTAACCGCTCCTGCGCCCGAGTAGCGTTATTGATTGCCGTACCCATGTGAACATACAAGCGGTTAAGTTGCCCCAAGTTCCGCGCAGGGTGGGCAACCGCACGCGCCATTGCTGCGCCCAATCGTTCTTGTCGGCGGCGCACATTGTCAATTTCTCTACCCAAGCCACGCGAAGCATCACGCGCGCGCCCAAATACCGCCGTAAAACCAGAACGCAAAACCGCACCAATCGCGACCGATATAGCTAACTCGTTTGACATAAAAATACTCTTGTTTTATAGTTGTTTAACTTAATTTTTAGGCAGCCTGAAAGGACAAAACCATGCAAGCACAGCCACATTCCCTATTAGAACAAGCCACCCACATCGCCTACGCGCTGTTTGCCATGTCGCTTGCATTGGTTTTTGGCTATGTTGCATGGGGTTTAGCAGATTTCAGTAGCGTGGGCAGCGCATGGCTATCCGCGTTTTCCATTATTTTCTTTGGCACGCTGATAGGCTGCGGCGCATCGGTGGTGCTTGCACCCGCCAGTTTTGCTGTAGGCTTGGCAATCGCTTGGCTATGGCGCAAATACGCTTAATCGCCCCTGCGGTAGTTCGCTTTTATTTGCCGATTGGCTTCATCTAGCCAGTCGGCAAATTCGTTGATGGGCAAGTCATAAATTTCCTGCACGCTCCACCCAAACCACCACGCCATATCGGCGCAGGCACGCAACAATTCCTGATTGACTTCTGCGCTGCTTTTATGCTGCTTCGCCTTGCTGTGTGGTGCGAAACCAGTCTTGAATCGCCTTGTAGTCGGTCATATCCAATTCATCTAAATCTTCGGGAACTAGTCCTGATAAGCGGCTAAACATAGCGAGTTCTTGCTCGGCATCGCTGTTTAAATGTGCCACGGCGCGCAGATCGCCCACACGCGGGCGGCGAACGGTAACTTTTTCCAGCATCTGCCCTGTTGCCAAGCGTACGGGGTAGGCAAGTTCAATTGTGGTTTCGCCGTTGAGGGCTTGGGTCAATTGTTTTGCTGTGGTTGCCATGATATTTCCTTGTCTCAAAGGGGTTAAAAACAGGGCAGATTATGGGTTTAGGCAGCCTGAAACGCTTTTAACGCGCATTAAAAAAACCAATCTCTCCCGATGTCAGGAAAGATTGGTTTTGTTGTTTCAGGCTGCCTTAACGCTACGCGCCAATATTCTTGCGGAACTGGCTCAACGCGTCCACGCCGCCGACGCGGTAAACATTGGTAAACGCGTTGTAATACAAGGTCTCGCGCCCCGCAATCACCACGCGGATTTCGTGCGCCTGAAAGGTGGTCGGGTGTTCGGATTTTTCCTTGGGTTTAAATGTGCCGACCGCGTTTTTGCTGAACATCACGGTGGCGGTTACCACCACAGGCACTTCTTCCTTCAAACCTTGCGCGTTAAAGGTTTGCAGATTACCGCGCACCATCAGCGTGGCGGCTTTAAACGGGTGGTAGGCTTTCTCGGCAACGGCAGGATAAATACTGTTCCAAGTAATCTCGCCCTCCAAGGCTTCCACGCCGCTGGGCAGCTTAATCGTGCCGACCATGCCCAAGCCTTTGTGTTCATCTTGGCTGATTTCAATTTCAGGCATTTTAAACTCGGCGGCTTGCCCCATTAGGTTTGTGCCGTTGAGATAGACATTAGCGTTGTAAATGGCGTTGATTTCACTCATGTTGATTTCCTTTTACTTTTGGTTAAGCGGGGGTTTCAGGCAGCCTAAAAAACGGGTGGCTAATTAGTAGAAACCAAGTTCGCCAAATATTTGCGTGTCATCACGCTGGTATTGGTGGCGCGCTCCATCGGCAGCTTGGGCGTGTATTCATACACAATCGGCACTTGCCCCTTACTAAACGCATCCACAAGGTCGTAGTCGTAATCCAAATTCACGGTAAAGCCGACAATGGATTGCAGTGTGCCAAAATAGGTGCGATAGCCCGCCAATAGCGTATCCAGCAGGGCTTCGTCTATCGGCAAGTCCATGTATTGCAGGTCAAAGCGGCGCAGGCTCTCGTCAATCACATCGCCTGTGCGCTGCGCGGTTTCAAAGTTTTTGATGTGCGACACGGTCGGGAAGCACGCCAAGCGGTTGCCCCACAGGCGGTAGCCCGTGCCGTAGCTATTAAACACGGTGGTGATGCCTTTTTCGTTTAGGCGGTTGGTTTCCGATTGCGGGTCGTCCACGCGGGCGGTTAAGCCGATTTCCAAGCCTGTTACGCCCGAAAGCTCGCGGTTGGAAATGCTGAACCAGTAGCCGTGCTCCACATCGGTTTTCATGCGCAGCCCCGCGGCGTGGGTGGCAAGGCTCTCCACGCCCAGCAGCCCGACAACGTGCGGAAAGAACAACTGCACGCGGTCGCTGGATGTATTGAAGTTGATGCTGCCCAAGTTGCCGCGCCCTGTAATTGCTTGGCTCAATGTGGTGCCGCGCGGCGCGTCCACATAAGCAATGGCGTTCAGGTTGTCCGCCAGCGTAATCAGCGCGGCGGCGCAGGTGGCGGTGCGGTCAAACTCGGGCGCGATGATGATTTTGGCATCCGCGCCAAAGCGGTTAAATCCTTCTTTGACCAGCTCCATGCCCGTGCGTTTGCCCGTTGCCGCCACATAGCCGCCGATGATGTCGGCTTCGGTTACTTTGGCAGGGTCGGTGTAGCTGTAATCGGCGGTGGGCGTGGTGGGCAGGGTTTTGAATTGGATTTCGCCAGTAATCAAATCGTTTACCACATAATCGCGCCCTTCCACCAACGCGCCGCCGTTGCCGTTGAGCGTGTAGCTGCCTGCTTGGATTGCGCCGTGCGCGGTGCGGGCGATGAGCGTGTCGGGGTCTATGGTTAAGGCTTCGCCTGAAACGCTGGATTTATGTTTGTCGGGGTCGCACACGTTCACTACATACGCCGCGCCCGATTGGTAGCGCGTCCAAATGTTGGCGGCATCGGGGATGGTAAAGCCCTTGCCTGTTGCAGTGCCGAATTTGGCAAAGTCTTTGGCGGTTTGGCATAGGGTTAATTCATTGACTGCACCTGCGGGGGCAGTGCCGATGATGGCGGTAATTGCGCCGTCAACGGTGTAAACGGGGGACGAGCCGCCGTCAATGCGTATGGTTTCTGAACCGTGGTGGAATGCTGCTGCCATGTGGTGTCTCCTATGGCTGTTTGGGTTTTAACTGGGGGTCAAGCGGCGCGCCGCGATGGCGGTGCAGTGTGCGCACAAGGGTGGTCAGGTTTTCAGGCTGCCGCAGCTCTACCTGCTGGGTTTCGGTTTGCACCGTGAGCGCGTATTGCCATGCGCCCGCCGTCTCGCTTAAAAACTGCTCGCGGATTAAATGGCAGGGCAGGCAGTTGGGCGGGGCAAAGCCGACAACGGCAAGGCGCACCGCATCCAAAATCGCCAACGCGCCGCTCTCGCCGTGCAGGCTCGCGCCAATCACGGTTAATTGCAGCGTGATGTCGCGCTGCTGGGCGATATGCCCCAAGCCTTCAATCCGCGTGAACTGGCTGCTCTGATACGCCACCAGCACCGCGCCTGTGGGGTGGATAAACTGGTAATCGGCGGGGCGTTCGGGGAACTCGTCCACCTGCACCCACGGAATCGCCTGCTGCACATGGTCGCGCAGCGCGTCAATAATCGGCTGGGTGGCAGACATCAGTAGCCGCTCCAATCGTGCTTTGCCGCCGCGCGGACGTGATACGCGCCGCGCTCGGGCTGGCGGGGTTTGTCGGCGGTATCGATGCCGATGTGGATTTTGCCGTCGCGGATTTGTTCCAGCGTTTTGAGCGTGGCTTGGTATGCCGTTTCCAAAGTTTTCGGGAAATCGGCGCGGTTAATCCGCCGCGCGTGCAAAAAATGACGTGCGATGTTGATGCACAAGGGCGGCAGAATGGTCGGCACACTCGCCAGCGGCAGCGGATAACGCCCGCTCAAATAGCCGTCTGCCAAATCGCAGGCGTAAGCAATGGCGGTTTGCACCACATCATCGTTCGGTTCGGTGGCGCGCGGGTCGTCATTGGTCAGCTGCGTCAGCTCGGCTTTGCTCATGGCGCGGGCTAAATCATCGGCGTTGATATACATGGCGGCTTACTCGGCTTTGTCGCCCTTGCCGCGCTTGGCTTTTTCAGGCTGCGGCGCAGGGTCGCTGTCTGCATTTGCCGCCGCTTCGTTTTCAGGCTGCGGTTCGGGTGTGATTTCGTTTTCAGGCTGCCCGTCTGCTGCCGTTTTGCTTTCAGGCTGCGTTTCAGGCTGCATCAGCTCGGGCGCGCCGACAGGCGTAACGTGCGCGGCAACCTGCTCATACTGCGCGTCGCTCAACTCTGCCACTTCGCCGCGCTCTACGCGGTAATCCGTGCCGTCATCGGCGGTTAAAATCAGCGGGGTGTTGGCAAGGTAAAATTGGCTCATGGCTTACCCTTTCAGCAGCACAGCGATGATTTCGCCCGCCGCAGCGGCAGCGGTTACGGCATAGCCTGCGGCTTGGGTCTCGCTCGCCACCGCGCAGCCGTTGGCATCGGCAGCCACTTTTGCGCCTGCGGCAACCGCGCCGCCTGCTTCCACCAGCGCAATGCCGATGCACTCCACCGCCATTGTGTCGCCCGCTTCGGCATCGCGCGGAGATACGCCCAGCACAGGCGCGGCGGCTTTGGCTTGCTTGCCATCAAAGCCGATAAAGCGGTTCGCCACAATCGGCGCAGCGGCTTGGGCGGTGGTTACCAGCACGACTTTTTTAGTTGGAGTCATCGGAAGCCTCACTTTCTGCAAATAGGGTTTTCAGGTGGAAGCCTTGCAGCTCCCATAATTTGGCAAACGCGTCTTTGTAGGCGGTATCACGCCCAATGGCTTCATCAAAATCGGCGGGGTTCAGGCAGCCTGAAACACCAATCACCACAAAGCCATTATTCAAAATCAACGCGCACACGGTGGCGGTTGCGCCAAAGCGTTGATACTCCGCGCGTTCAATCAAAGCGGCTAATTGATAGCCTTCTAGCTTTTTCATACTTACTCCTTTTCAGGCTGCCTCATCGTTTCAGGCAGCCTGAAAATCAATTAAACAGCCTTATCAAACAAGAACCCACACGCGCCGCCCACGGCAGCCACCTTGCGGATGTCGGTATAGCGGGCGTATTCCGTTTTGCCGCCGTTTTGCTCAAAGCGGTCAACCACGGGCATACCCTTGCGGCGGAAGGTGTAGCCAAAGGCAGGCTCGCCTTCGTCGTTGCCCGAGCTGTGCACGGTCGGGCGCACAATCAGCGCGGCAAATTTGCCCCACACGTCATGGGTTTGCTTATTTGGCGCAGGCGCAGAAACGGCGTTGCCGATAACGACTTCATCCACTTCAAACAAGATTTTCAGCAAATCCAGCGTAATCAGTTTGCGCTCACCGCTGCCCAGCATCGCTTGCAACGCAGGGTGGTACGACAACGCGTGTGCCACGCTTGCGCCCAGCACCAGCACATTCGGCTTCACGCCACACGCCGCGCGGACGGTTTCTTTCGCATCCGCCACATCTTTCACGGGGTTGGCGTTGGCATCGCTCCATTGGGTTGCGGCGGACAAATCCTTGTAATGCCCGCTTTCATAAGATTGCTTGGCTTGCAGCAACGCCGCCGCTTCCAATTCCTGCCGCAGCTGCACGCCCATCACCGCGCGGCGCGTGGCTTTGGTTTGCTCATCAAACAGGCTTTCGGCGCGCTCACGGTAGTCCACGCCCACCATCAAATCGTGCTCTTCCAGCACAATCGGCAAATAATGCGGCGTATCCAGCGTAATCACATTGCTGGCTG